ACCCGACCGGAACGCCGTTCCCCTTGCCTCAGAGGGCCATGCCCCCCATGCCCCAGACTGCGATCATCCAGGCCAAAATGGGTGCAGCTGATGACATTAAGAGCGTTACGGGGCAGTATGACGCATCACTCGGGGCTGGTGGCAACGAGAAGTCAGGGAAGGCCATCATTGCCAGGGAGCGCCAGAGCGACACCGGCACATATCATTTTGTCGACAACCTTGCCAGGGCTATCAGATATTGCACACGCCAGATTGTCGACCTTATCCCTAAGATCTACGACACGCAGAGGATAGCGCGGATTGTCGGTATTGACGGCGAGGTGTCACACGCTCAGATAGATCCCAACCAGACCGACCCGGTGCGGAAGTTCAGGGACAACGAAGGTAATGTCCAGAGCATATACAACCCATCTATTGGGAAGTATGATGTCAGGGTGACCACTGGCCCGAGCTACATGACCAAGCGGCAAGAAGCCCTGGATGCGATGACCCAGATCATGCAAGCAAACCCCGCTATATTCCAGATTGCCGGGGATTTGATTGTGAAAAACATGGACTGGCCGGGCGCGGAAGAACTCGCTGAGCGTATCAAAAGGACGATTGACCCAAAATTGTTGGGCGATGATAAAGAAGGCCCCACGCCTGAGCAGATGCAGATTCAGGCAATGTCACAGCAGATGGAGCAGATGCAGCAGATGATTCAGGGGTTTGAGAAGTCGCTTGATGCCCGAGAGGTCAAGGTTAAGGAGTTTGATGCAGAGACGAAGCGGCTGTCTGTTGTGCAGGCTGGGATGACGCCCGAACAGATCCAAGAAATTGTGCTTGGAACCGTCCACGGGATGATTACATCGGGGGATTTGGTTGGGGAACAGCCGCCCAGAGAGCCGATGGTTGAGCCAGAACAGCCCCCTATGCCGGGTGGTGAACCCCAGCAGATGGAGCAGCCAGTGCCGCAGGAGGTGCCCCAATGAACGCGAATGAGTTTGTAGGGTTGTTGTTCCTCGGTAGGGACGTCGCGCACTCGGTGCATCTCAACACGCGATCATTCGCAAAGCACTCAGCCCTGAACGGGTTTTATGATGGGGTTGTGGGGTTGGCCGACACGTTTGCAGAAACATACCAGGGCCGTCATGGACTAATTGGACAGATCAAATTGCAGTCAGTCAAACAGAAGGGAGCCTTGGGAGCAAGGGCGATATTATACGGCTTGTTGAATATGGCCCAGCGTACTGGGAATGTTTTACATCCTCTGGGGGCAGGTTCATCGGCACCTACAGCGAGGTCTATAACTCCGGAATGGCATGGCTTAACGGCTGAGATGGAAACGACCGCATTCGTGTGCGCCGGTCTGTATATAGTTTTTGTGTATTGACGTACCACTAAAAATTAGTGTATAATAGGCTTTAAAGTTCAGTTGTTGAGCTGCTTAAGTTGTACAAGCCGGGGGATGACCACAATGGGTAAACCAAAAATCAAATCTGACATGGAAACGACCGCATATGATGGCACCCCCGGCCTCATCTTGGTGAGAGTATGACGGTTATCGCGTTTGACGGTAAAATACTTGCAGCCGACAAGCACATGACTGACAACGACAGGTCATGCACAAACACCAAGGTTTGGAAACACGGCAATGTTGTCCTCGCCATGTGTGGCGATATTAGTTTTGGATTGGCGCTAAGGGATTGGTTTTTGTCTGGAGCGGACCCAGACGAGTTCCCAGAGCCGTATGACAGGGACACAATTTCTAATCTCATCGTGTGGAATGGAAATAGTATTTGTGTATATGAGAGATCACCATTCCCGATTGTGTACGAAGATAAGATCGCCGCTTGGGGTTCTGGCGGCTCGATCGCTTTAGGCGCAATGGGGTATGGGGCAACGGCTATTGAGGCTGTTGAGATAGCCAATCGATATTGTCCTGCGTGATAAACCCATACTTCGCGTCACTCCCGCACGGGTCTTGGATGTTGGGGTCAAGGTATACGCTAAACGCATTTCTGATGCGTCCAATCTTGATGTCCTGGTCAAATGTGGTATCGTCGCAGTATTCGGTCAGGATACGGAAATACCCCTCTCCAAACTGGACTTGGCACTCACACGCGGTGTCATATGCTACGTCTGCATCTGATATGTACTCGATGTGCCTGATGATGCCGTCCAGGATATCGGCAACCTCAACATCGGCCTTATCGTCAACCGGGATAACCTTACCCGATGGACGGTTTTGCCGTTGATCGTTGGTGATCTGCCGGATGTGCTGCGGGAGCTTGTTGATAGTGAGGCACGGCCTCGCCCCGGCTGTCTGACCCTGTACTGCACCGCGCGTGCCGAGGACGTCTCGGGGCCACTGCCACTGGTTATCCGGTGAACCAGCGGCAAACCGCAAGTCGTCGAGTTCATGCCTTCGGGAGTCGGCAGTTGACTCGACGGATAGCTGCATCCGTTCGCGCATCTGCTTCAATCTGTCGTCATCTGTCTTCTTCATGCGCCAAGCCATCCAGTGGGTTGATATGATGGTCTATGACCGACCGTTGTTTTGTTGGCCTTCTTTTCGCCCCTAATGATTCCAGGGAACAGTTTAGACGCGCCCCAAACAAAAGCGTCAGCCCTATTTGGGGACTTCTCGCCAATGAAACCGTTGATGGTCATCCCGCAAAGCTCGTCCTCAAGCTCTGGGAAGTAACCTGCGAATCTGATCTTGCCTTGTTCTGTGAGCGCGCTAATCGGTTCGGCCCTAACCACCTTACCCCTTGATGCCGTGACAAGCTCAATCCTGGCATTGGGTGAAGCGACCTGCAACACTCTACGCACCATTTCCCCGCCGTAATTCTTTTCGGCAACTATCAAATCAGCTTGATGCCGATCATATGCAGTCGCTACAACGTTTCCCCAAGTTGCTGGGCCACACTTGCACGTGCAGTCTTCAAGCACATAGCACCGGCCATCAATGCCAAGGCCTTCAACAACAATACCAATAGCGTCGTTGTCTGTGTTGTTGCTATCCCCGCTCCCGGATGGATCGACGGCCACCACAATCCGCTGCATGTCGGGCAGGTTCCCGTTGACCTCCCGCGCCTTGTCAATACTCTCTACATTCCACAAAGCGCCGTCTGTCACATCTGCGAAAACGCCCTCAAGAAATCGCTGACGCATCCGCACTGGCATCGTCTCAAGAGATTTGATATACTCAGCTGGTAGGTTGGTGATGTTGTCTGCTGGGTTTAAGCGCATCCATGCGAAGTCCTCCTGATTCTGGAGCGGCTTCTTGTTGTCTGGGTCAACCTTGCGTACAAACTGTTGATAGCTCCAATGGGCTTGACTTGGGGGGTTGCAGTCATAAAACGCTTTGAGTCTGAGCTGTTTCCCTATCACCGGCACGTCGCAAGCTTGAGCAAGCCGGGTTAGGGCCATGTCTTTGGAGGAAAGGGGAATCTGGGATATCTCATTGAAAAAGATGGTGGCGTACTCATTCCCGAGGATCTTCTCTGTGCGGTCTTTGTCGTCCAACCCGCCAAACCACACTTGTGAACCATTGGGAAATTCGACGTACCAATCCGTTTTGTTTAGCTCGACCTTAACGTCAGGGAAACACAAGTCCATCATCTTCGGCCAAGTGTCCAACACGATCGACGTTTTAACGTGGTTGAATCGGAATCTCAGGATTGCATGCCGCGACTTCGGGGCCAGTAGCGCCCGCATCGCAATCCCCCGGCATGTGATAAACGTCTTCCCCGAACGAGAACCACCCACCAACAGAACGTGCTTAGCCGGTCCACTCATCATGGACCAAGCTTCGTCTTGTTTTGCTGTGGGGGTAAACTTCAAACTATTGACGCCTCGCTCTTAGAGATGGTGATTTGGATTTCGCCGTTCTTTCCTGCTCCGTTTACTTGGAGTGGTAGAACCTTGCCGACCAGAGACATGAACCCGTTCGGGTTGGACTCTGCCTGTCTCGCCAAGTAATCAAGCCCACCAACTTTGTCGAGCGCGCCAAGGATCATGTCCTTCAACTCCTTGGTAACCTTCCCAGGTCCGCGCTTCCCTTGTAGTGGACTTTTTTTTCCTTTCTTAAATTGTGTACCTGTGTTTGTCATATCGGTTAAACTATTTTAGTTGTCCCTAACTTTTTGAATAAAAAAATATGTCACTTCTTTTTTTTAGTCTTGACCGGCACATGTGCCCCTGCCTCAAACCAATCAACACCCAACCCACACGTAGGACAATATCGATTGGCTATCTCAACAGCCTCAATAGCCGTTGCCCCATACCCCATTGCGCCTAAAGCGATCGAGCCGCCAGAAC